GAATGAGATAAAAGAATTACTAGATGATATAGGTAAGCAAGCAGTTGAATCTGGACTTATAGCTAATAAAGATGGAGTAATGAAGTTAAGCATGAAGGGTATGGACTCTTCATCTAGAGGTGCGTTTTTAAACAACTACTTTCCTCACTTGTTCCGTAATATGGATAAGCTAACTGATGATGACTTAACTATTATATTAGGTAAGCTTAATGATGGTAGTGCTAGTAAAAGAAACATAGAAGGTACACTTGCTGACATACAAGACATGATAGATAGTGGCAGGTTAACTACAGGTTTACAATTACTTAGTCCTAAAGAAGCTATTAATGTTTACATACAAGGTATGTCTAGAGCTATTATAGGTAGAAATGCTTTAAACAGTATGGAAAAGATGGACTTAGGTTTTGCTCCTAACAGGAACGATATATCATTACCTGCTTTATTAAAGGAAGCAGACTTTGAATTACTTAAGGGTGCTGGTAGATTAAGTGACCAAGAGATGACTCACTATAGAACCTTTGACCATCCTGCTTTAAAAGGTTATTTAGCGCATAACAATATACATCATGTACTAGATGACTTCTTTGCTATAAGGCATAGAGGAAACATAGGGGATATGGCAGAAAGAGTACTTAAACTTAACAATGCTTTAAAGCGTGTGTTTGTATTTGGTTCTTTGTTCCACGCACAAGCATTACTTATGTCTGGTGTTTACTCTTTAGGTTTAGCTGGAGCTTTAAAAGGAAGTTTTAAAGTAGGTAAAAATAGAATAACAAGAGATGTAACATGGACAGACATGCAGCTAGGTGAAACTAAGTTTATAGACTTAGCCAAAGAAGCTATAGCTGATGGCTTACAGATTGTTAATATTAAAAGACAAGAGTTAGTCAACCCCGGTAAAGCACAGATAGATGCTTTTCTACCTAAGCTAGGAAGAGGAGGAGATATAATGATGGGTGCTTTTAATAAAATAGATACTGTAACATGGGAATATTTACATGATAGGTTTAAGCTAGCTGTTTACTTAAAGCAGAAAGAAAAGATGTTAGATGCTGGTATTGAACCTAAACTAGCTGGACAGAAAGCTTCTGAATTTGCTAACGATGCGTTTGGTTCTTTAGACTGGAATAACTTTAGCACTAGACTGTATGCTTACGCAGCTAAACATCCTAATAGATTAAGAAGTAAAGCTGCTAATAGAGCAGCTCAGCTTATACCTGTTAATAAAAGAAGATGGTTAAACTTAGGATTGTTTGCACCTGACTGGACTGTATCTAATATTAGGATTGTGTATAAAATGTTTACAGGTTTACCTACAGCAGGTAAAGCTAAGTTTTTTCAAATGACTCATAAAGGCAACTGGGAAAGTCCAGAAGCTAAAGCTGCTGTTAAAGCATGGAACGCTTATGCTGCTTATAGTTTTAAAGCAGGTATGTATACTTCAGCTATGTGGTGGGCGTTGACTTCAATGTTTAGTGATGAAGAAGCTACTATGGAAAACTTATGGGATTTCTGGAGTGGTGAGAATAGTGGTAGATTAGACTTAGGTAATGGAGAAACTATGGTTATATCTAAACAGATTGCAGAGCCTATACATTGGGCGCAACATCCTATGCACACTTTTATGAACAAGACAAGTGTTGTACCTAAGACAGCATTAGAACTTATGTTTAATAAACAATGGTTCTCACTTAAACAAGGTATGCCACTTGGTCCAAGACTAGTAGATGAAGATGGCACACAACACTATGCTAAGTGGATACTAGGAAAGACTATACCTATTGTAGGTAAGTCTGTACTAGATGAAGACTTAGATTGGCAAGAAAGATTTGAAAGAACATTCACGGGTTTCTTTGGATTCCCACAATATGGCGACCCCGAAGATAACAGGAGATAATTATGTACATTTACGCAAATGGCAATGAGTATAAAGGAGCAGTCCAATTTATAAATGGAGTTCCTTATGATGCTGCTGGTCAGCAACTTGTTTATACAGAAACAGCAAGTCCAAATTCTGGTTTAAAAGCAGGCGATGAAAGCGGTAGGATGCAAGAAGCAGGAGAAGCTGAACAAACAGACAGAACAGAATCTGAAATGTTTGGATTAGATTTATCACCTAATTTAAGAGATGAAGGTACTGGTTTCTTTAAAACATTATTTACAGCAGGTAGTAATTTATCTACAGATGCTTTACAAGAGTTAGATTATATAGCACAAGCAGTAAGTAATCCTATAGATACTGGTGAAGCTGTACTTAGAGTACTAGCTGGTTACGCACAGAAAGCGTTGCCTAATGATTGGGAGGCGTACTTACCTGAAGACTGGGCAACTAATAAAATGTATGCTAATGCTATTAATGATTACTATGCTGAAAAGTATGGAAGCTTAGAGCAAGCATTAGATTCTTTTGCTGAACAGCCTGTAAGTGTAGCACTAGATGCTTTAGCAATTAAAGCCTTAATGTCTACAGTATCTAAACAAGCAACTAAGAAGGCAGCTGTTACTAGTGAGATGGCTAAAACAGCAAAAGGTACAGTTATGGAAGGTGAGCTTGCTGCTAGAGCTGCTGCTGAATTAAAAGTAGCAGAAGAGTTAAATAGAACTGTTAAGTATGAAGGTAAGTTAGTATGGGATGATGCGCTAGGTGCTTATGTACCTGAGTCAAGTGTCACTAAACCAGCTAAGATAGACGCAGCGGAAGTTGCTCCTTTAATAAAAGAAATTGAAGCTGCTACTCCTAGTGTACAACCTGCGGTAGCTAATCTAAATACTGAAGGTATGATGAGAGCTACTAGAAATCAAGAAGCTTTCCCCGGTGAGTTAGCTCAAGCTAAATTAGCTGCTGACCCTGACTTACCTTATGGTGAAGGAACTACTATAAACACAGCAACTCCTTCTACTTCAACTGCTAGAGCTAATCAGATAGTAGATGAAATTAATATTCTTGATAGCATAGAAGGTGATAGAGGATTATCAGCTAGTGAAGCAGCTAAATATGAAAGCCTTTGGAAGGAGTTAGAGTTACAAACTAACACTACACCTGTAGCAGCTAAAGCTGGTGAAATAGTAAACCCCGGTAAAGCTTCTATAGATAAATTAACTAGAGATAAACAACGCATGGCAGACGATGATATTATGGCTGCTGCTACTCAAGCTGACTTGTTTGAGAACGGTAGTGCTGCTGCTTATGAGGCTATGATAGCTAGTCAATTAGCTAACAGAGCTGCCCAGACTAGTGCTGTAGCTACTACTGTACCTAAAGGTATGATGACTAGTAAGGTATCTGGACCTATATCAAGAACTAAAGATATAGATATACCAGTTGTTGCCCCTAGAACATTAACTAGCAAACCAGTTGGTCCTATATCAAGAACTAAAGATATAGATATACCACCTCCTAGAATGACACCTAAGCCAGAGTCAGCTAGTAGAGGTTTTAAAAAGGCTGAGATATCTGCTGCATTACCTGCTGCTCAAAGGGTAGCTGCTGCTGCTAGCCAGACTGGACTACAAGGAATAAGGGGTGAAGATGGTTCTTTTTTACCTGAACTACCAGACAGAGGTATTGATATAGACCAGAGCATAGGTGCTTCTGTACCTGAACCAGTAGAAATTATAAAGAGTAGTGAAAAGCCGGGATGGTTTCAAGGTGTCACTAAAGAAGATGACGATGATGGTAATTACTGGAGTGCTGACTTTGAAGATGAGCATTGGAATACACCAGCAGGTGTACAAGAAGCTATAGGTATATGGGGCAGACCTGTAGGTAATCGTATCGGACAGAGATTTAACTAGGAGATATAATGAATCAATATATAAATGCTTTTCTAGGAGTTCCTCAGAATGTTAAACCTTCAACTAGTATTAACTTAGCTAGAGGAGCTGGTATGTTAACCAGACGAAGTCCTTATGGATTAGTTGCTAGTCTTGCTGCTTATGGAGGAAAGAAAGCTTATGATTACTTTACTGAGGATGAGCCAATAGAACCTACTCCCGGAAGAGAGGAGTATCTATCTACTCTTAACAATAAATTTACTGATGAAGACTTAGAAGAATACCTAAAGTATAGGAATCAATAGAGAAGGGTGACATTGGTGGGCGAGGTGGATGTCTTTCTTCTTCCTTGTCTTTTATAGTTTGCATACACCATCCTCACAATCATCTGGACCTGTTGTAATTATGTATTCATCTGACCTGCCTGCTGTAGTAGTGACAGGCACTCTCCCTAAGTTAGCACATACAAACTGTTGTAACAGATTCTCATCTGTTCTTAGTTCACATCTCTTGACATATTTAGTGTAGGCTTCTTCAAACTTCATACTTAGTACTGCTGCTCTTTCTGCGTAATCTTCTGCTAATCTTCTTATAATCTCTTGCCTACCGCTTTGTGTCATAACTCATCTCCATTTAATTCGATAACTACATAGTTATCTTCCATATCATCATCACCAAAACTTGTGGTGAATCCCCTGACATAGTCATAACTATCATCGGCTAACACTTCTTGCTCTACCAGCGCATCCATTAGGAACTTGTGTATAGGAAATGTATAGTTGTCTATGTCTTTCTTTCTCTTTCCTTTAAAGAATAGAACATACTTAGGTGTAAGGCTTTTAAACTTAGGTAAAGCCTTTACCCATTCTTCTACTTCTTTGTGATAATCTTGCTTTACCTTATTCAGACTAAGGTAGTGCATGTTTCTATAGATGTTCATACTAAAGAGATTAGTACGCTTCTTTTCTCCCCTGCCTTTACTATAGGTTGGCAGCTTTATGATGGCTTTATATACCATACCCTTCCCTCGCTATTAGTTACATGCTAAAGTACGCTGTAACCCCCTCTCATGCTCCTAAAAAAAGGGGTTCTCATGTAGACGAAACCCCCAGTCTTATCTTACTAACCTACCCAACCAAGTACCAAAGCTACGATTACGATACCTAAAAATACTGTAAGTGATTTGTTAGCCAGTACTTGCTCTATCATCTCTTTCATATCTACTCCTTGTCAAAGTAATTATAAACTTCAGCTACCTTCGGGTAATTAACTACATCGACTAAGAACCTAGGTCCAGTTGAATAAGCAAACACCTTCATGTTAGGAAAACAATGTTGTTTAAACACACAGTAGCTGCACTCCATAGCAAGCTTTGTGTTGCCTGACTTACCATCAGGTACTAACTCATAGCATTGCTCTGGTCTTTCCTCTCTTTCGACAACTTCTTTTAGATGTTCTATCTGTATTTCAATAGGCTCATCATGTTCAAAGTTCTCAAAATGTGTACACAGATGTCCGTTGGTTTTATCTATTACTAACCAACCTCCATCTTGTACACCGAGAGAAGCAGCATAACCACGCAGTTGGTCTATATAACCAAACGGGTCATCCCATCGTAATCCTCCTTCTTTGAATTTCTTAAAGCCGAAGGGTGCTGCTGTTTTAACATCAATTAGTTTACCATCAATAACACAGTCCATGCTACCTTTTATTCCAGAAACTTCTGCTTCTGCTTGTTGATGTGTAACTTCATGTCCAGCTAATTTAACAAGAGCTAAGACTAACTCTTCTGTAGCATGTCCGTATAGAAACTTCATAAGGGTACTAGGCTTCATTTGTTCTTGAGCCATACCTTTATGTACATACCATAAGAATCTCTCCTTCCTGCCTATGTTAGACATGCGTAAGGTACGCTTATCTTCTCTAGGCTTAAGGACATTATCTCTGAGTAGCGACTTCATTGATTCACCGAAGTCATCTATTACTTTATCTACATCTACACCACTATCTGCTTTACTAGAAGACAGGACTTCATAGACATCATCTACTAATGTGTTAATACTTTTCATTTAATCTCCTCCAAGAGTGTTGTCTGCATTTCTAATTCGATTAGCTTTTCTAGATACCACCGTGCTTTTCTTAGGTCTTGTATCCCAGCTTTATCTTTGTAGCGACAAACATATTTTACTACATTACCTTCTATGAAAGTTAGTTTCTGGTCAGATATAAAATCTGTTACTTGTATCTTACCTTTCTGATAGTAAGATGGATTGATATCAGTTGTCATTAGTGTGTTTCCCTCCATGTTGTTCCAATCTTATAGTCACCATCCAAAGGACAGTTTAGTTTAAAGTCTTTACCTGCTCTGCGTACACAATTAACTGCTAAGTCACCGAAGAAGTCTGCTTGTTTTTCTGCTACTTCTACCTGCACCTCGTCATGTATCTGCCCTACTAGCTTGTAGTCTATCTTATATACCTGACTAAAATGGTCAAGTAATACAACAGCACGCTTCATAACAATAGCACCTGCTGATTGTAGTAAAGTATTTAGAGCAGCATGTGGACTACGCACATGTAGTACTCTACCATCTAGTCCGATAAGCGACCCAGTATCAGCAGACGCAGTAACTCTAGTTCGTAGTTTCTTAAGAGCTGGTGTGTTTTTGAGGAAATCCTGCTTAAGTCGTTTACCATCCTTAGCTGTTCCTCCGACAACGCTCCCGATTTTGCTATCACCTGCTCCGTATAGGAACGCATAGATGAATGTCTTTGCTTTATCTCTTGATTCAAGATTTGCAGCTCTTTGATTTGCTGTGTGTATGTCTCCATTAATCACCTCATTGGTGTAGTCTTCATCATTCATGTAGTGCGCAAGCATCCTGAGTTCTAAGCCTGACGCATCCATACCTACTAGGCAGTAACCATCATCTACTGTAAACAATTCCCTACAGTCTTCACCATAAGGTGAGTGACTAGCAGGTACTTGTGCTAGGTTAGGACTTGAGTGTGTCATCCTACCTGTCACAGCACCGCAGGTATTTACCTTGCCATGTATCCTACCTGTTTCATCTACCGCATCTATCCATGCGCTGACTAATCCTAGTCGCTTCTGTAACATTAGGTACTTAGCTATAAGTTTACCTTCAGGTATTTCTATAGCATCGAGTATGGTTTCTGATACGATAGCTGTGCCTAGTTCTGTAAACTCTTTAGGTGTCCAGCCAAAGTGCTGTAGGTATCTAGCTATTTGTTGCCTACTGCCTAGGTTAAATTCAGGGTATGTATCATATCCCCACTCACAATCTTTATAGTAAGCACCTTTGTCTAGTTGTGCTTGATACCTTTTAGATATAGTACCATCTTTGTTCTTGCATTTAAGACCGGGATGATTAAGCGGTATCCATACAGGTAGTGGTTTGAATACCTTGCGTACTTCATCTTCTGCTATGAACATCTCTTCTTTAATAGCAGCTAGTAGATGAGTAGCTTTGCGTAAGTCAAACTTCCAACCGTTCTGTGTTTGCTTATGAGTTATCTGTGCTATCTTATGTTCCATCTTTAGTGCTACTTTAGACATACCTTTACCTGTCATTAGCTTATACAATTTAACAAGCACCTTAACATCCTGCTTACAATACTCACCCATCTCTTCTGTATACATAGACCAGTCATCATACTCACCCTTAAGGAAGTTCAATCTTGTACCCCAAGAAGCCAGAGAATGCCCTCCTTCCCTACTTGGATTGTCCAGACGACTCATGACTAGGGTATCTTCTACTTCACCCCACCATTTAAAGCCTAGGAGTTTACCTAGAACAGGCAGGTCAAAGCCTATGATGTTGTGTCCTACTAATACCTCAGCATTTATCTCGACTAACCAAGCAGGGAAATACTTAACTCTATCAGGTGTCCAGAACTCAGACACATCCTGCCCAATTATATGAGCAGCAATACAATGTATTCTACTAGGATTAAGTCCATCGGTTTCTATGTCAAATGCTACTTTCATTTCTTTTTCTTGGCAGCTCTCTCTGCTTTCCTGCGTGCTTTTCTAGAGCTGTCTGGTCTGCCACTTCTTGACTTTAGTATGATTCCTTTTGCTCCTCTTTTCTTCATGATAGTAACTCCTCTAAGTCTACAACTACTTCAGTTATCCTACCTGTTTCGTTGTCATAATGTAGGTGTCCAGTTTCTCCTGTTTCACCTGTGTATCTATTCTTAAGTATTCGTAGCTTAGTTACATTACGCATCCAGTCATCCTCGTGTTGTTGGTTACGCTCTAGTGCTATAACTATATTAGATAACTGTGCGATACCTTGACTGCCACGCAAGTGTGTAAGTGATATCTCACCACCTTCTTCATGGGTAACACCTTGCTGTCTACTTAGATGGGATATAACAAACAACCCTATGTTTGTTTCTACAACTACCTCACGGAGCTGTGTCATTAAAGCATCTATGTTCCTGCGTTCATCACCTTTGTAATCACCTGACATAACTAGGTTTAGATGGTCCAGGATTATCCACTTGATGTTCTGTGCTTTAGCCATAAGCCTGATACGACTGACTATCTTTTCTACTGACAGCTCCTTGCCTTCATACAATGACAATGCTTCTTCACCATCATCTCGTTTGAATAGCTTGTCGAATGCTGCGTTAGCTTCATGCTCTGGAAAGTTCTGTCTGACTTCATCTAGGTGATAAGGTGTAGACAATTCAATGCCTACTAAGCCATCAATAGTACGCTCGGTAGTTTCTTCTAGGTGTATGATACCTACCTTGTCTTTGGTAGTAGTGAGTAGGTGATGTTCTAACTCTCTGATAACAGATGACTTACCCATACCTGTACCTGATGTCAAGGTAACTAGCTCGCCTAGTCTAAAGCCTTTAGTCTTTTGATTAAGACATACCCATGGATACGGTACTGATTGTACAGCAGGTCTGCTTATCCAACTATCTCGTATTTCTGTAGCACCTACTATATCACTAGGCATGTAGGTTTTGGCTCGCCACCAACAGTTCTCTAGTTCTCTGACTAATCCTGCTTGTAGCATGTCGCTGACATCTTTGTAACCATCTGGGTAAGACATTATCTTTACCTTGTCAGGACTGAATATCTCTAGTGCTTTGTCGATAGCTTCTTTACCTGCCTCGTCATTGTCAAAGGCTAGTACTATCTTCTCAAACGAATCAACAAACTCGAATGAATCTTTGAGTGACTTGACTACACTTTGCGCACCATTGCGTAGACTGACTGTCGCCCACTTGCCATTGAACACCTCGGCTAGTGACATACAATCTATCTCACCTTCTGTAATAGTTAGGTACTTACCTCCTGCATCCCATAGACATTCACCAAACAAGCCTACATCTTTGAAGCTGCCTGATATATGAAAGCCTTTAGTAGCTACATCACGAGTCTTCCATGCTGTAATCCTACATGACTTATCTGTAAAGGGGTAGTGGTGTTTGATTATCTGACCGTTAGCTCCGTACTCTACCTTGACTTTGTACTTGGTAGCTATGTCTTTGGATATCTTCCTGTCAGATATTGCTGCGTGTACACCTTCGCTTGCTGCTTCTGTGTTCTTCTTGAACCTTGGTCTGTAGCTGGATGTACTCTTGTTGTTGTCTGGAAATACATGGTGTCCGCAGGCAAAGCAATGAGCTGCTCCATCTTGGTATACTATTAGGTTATCACCTTTGGTATCACCACCTGCTTCTCTGCATTTCGGACAAGCTTCTCTATGGTCTTCCATATTATCCTCCTCTGATAATTGTAAGTGGTTACTTAGGGCAACCAATCCCACATACTTTGAGGAGGAGGGAGGCTAGGCATGTGAGCTAGCTACCTCTTCTCCTAATTATACTGGACTTGAATCAAAGAACTGGTCGTCAGCTTCTTTCTGTCCTTCGTATCCTTGACCCATTTCTAATAGCAACACACGCTTGGCATATGGAACCATGCCTGCTGTTGGATGCTCCTTAGTTGTGAACTCTACTCTAACTGTAGAGCCACTAGGTATTTCATCATGCCAACGCTCGTTCCTCCCTGTAAAAACAGGTATGTCATAACGACTAGTGAACTTTCTGATTGGCTCTCCCTCGTACTCTTTAACCTTGACTCCTGCTTTATCTAGTAAATCCGTATTGAATTTATCCAGAGTTATCTGCAAAGAATACTTATCAGTTGACTGCCCTTGATAGGTATCGAACTGAGTAAGCGATGTATTAAAGATAGTGGTTCCTTGTACTAACATATATACTCCTATGTTTTATTGAAAATTAAACTGCCATTCTAGATTGGCTACACAATCAGCGTAACCAATCAGGTATATCTCTTTGTTAGCAGCTTCTTCTTTATTATGTAAGGTAAACTTTCGTATGGGTCTATCGTGTTTACAGTCAAGCCAGCCTTGCTTGTAATACTT